AAATTCGACGGCCCTGGGCAATATCCTGCGGCTCCTGGATACTCAGGGGACTACATCCAGCTCCAGCAACACAGATGGGCGCAAGAGGCTCGCGCCACATATCCCACGCAGAAAGCGACGTACTCCAATTGCAGACCACGAACTGGCTAAGGATAATCACAAGAGTTCATGGGTCCACTTGAAGCCATATGCGGATGGCAGTTTGCCACGAGCACATTTTCTTATCAAAGTTCCATCAGTCTTTTCAAGAGATCGTGCTGCTTCCCCGCTCGAACCATATGAGCCGACGCACATACCATCAAGAGTATACTGATACACTTTTTTTGAATTGTGATTCTTCTCACCGGATCGAGCGTCGCTCATTTTTTGCTTGGTTTCATCACTCAGTGTCTTCCCGATGTGTGCTTCACTGATTTTTTTCTTGGTCTCCTCTGTATGAATAATCCCATACATAGGATGCTTCTCGCCGGTCCTCCCATACATAGGATGCTTCTTGTCGGTCCTCCCATAATTAGGATTCTTCTCACCGGATTGTGCTTCGCTCATCTTTTTCTTACTTTCCTCGCTTGGCCTCCCTTTACTACCGCCTCCTTCCATGAGATTGTACCCACCAGGTGACAGAGTTCCAAGTAGTGCCACCAGCATCTCCTCATAGAAATTGAGGTCTTCATCTGGAATCTCATACCACTCCTTTTTCACATTTTCCCATCCGTACTTTTTGATGGCATTGCATACTGCCATGCAACCGCTACTAGCATATTGATGTGCTTGAAAGCGTTTTTCTATATCCCGAATTGTTTGTCCAATGTAACTCTTTTCTGATGGAAAAGTGAGCTTGTAAATGAAACCCATTACTTTTACAGAATCTGTATTATGTAAAAGACATATTTTGTCGATATACTCAAATGACAACAAATGACAATTTAATATGTAGCAGTTCGCGACCATCCGCCACTTCCGCACCCACAATCCTTTTCTTTGTTCACAAACATTAAATTTACGAACTCTATGAACAAAATCTTAGTAGTAGGTTTGTTTTCCTCTAGGTTCTCTACATTTATGTTCTGTGGGATGATATCATCATCGTCGTCAGACATCGCCATTCTGGCATCAAAGAAGCCCGGACTAAGCTCAAGCGACATATTTATTATCGCAAATATTTTAAATACGGTTGAAGCATTAAGAGTCGATATACATATATATCGACAAAAATCAAACGCGGACAAACCTACGATAATTTCCAAGCTCCACTGCGAGAGCTGGAGTTTTCCCCTTCCCCTGGGGCATTACCGCGGTTAAGACGTCTGCCGGGTCCCAAGTTGTAGCCGGAATCTTGGTTTTGTAAGTAGGTCTGTAAAGCTTCATGGTGAATTTTTCCTTGCGCACTTTGAACCACCAGAATGATGCAGCTAGTATTGCAACAACAATAAGGGCAACAAGGGTGTAATTCATGTTTTATATTACATAATATATTATTTACCATCTGGCAAAAAGACCGTCATGTTCATCGATACAGTTCCTCATCATTTCTGGCTGCCATGCTACCACAAGAAGTTCTTCGTGAAAAGGTCGGGGTATGTAAGCAGGCCCCGGGCGCAGATATTCAAAGATCGTAGACTTTTCTTTTCTTTCTATTGTCAGAAAAGAATCTTCAAAGGGAAGAGTTATCCTGAAAATGTCATTGATGTGTTTGATGGCACACTTGTGATTTTTCACGCTCTTGTAAGTTTCAACAATTGGAGGGTCATCAACATCAAGACCCATAGAAAATGTTGAAAAACTGAAACTATACTTATTGTCCTCTGGAACAACAATCACTTTTGAAATAGCATCATCATATGTGGCAGTGATATGAAGTTCGGTATACCCATCTGTTTCTTTATTCAAAGTACGAATGATGTCTCTGGATGTCATTGGTGTTGAAACATCTACTCTTGTTCGCGTGGCAGTAATGATAAAAGCAGTACATTCTGACAACATCTCCAACATATGCTCTCGCACTTCCTCATTTGAATTCATGACCAAGAAGGATGCTTTATCATGTATTGTTACCGCGGCCATCATAGTCCTTGGCTTTCCTCTCAGCGTATACACTATTTTATCTCCAAAGCAACTCCGGAACTTGATCACCAACTTTTCCGATGGCTCGAGTTCTGGAAACTCGAAATTGTCTATAACATGTCTTGCCCTGTCATATGCAATAACTTCATTTATCTCTTTCATTTTTGTGAACCTTATCACAACATTTGTATTTATGTTATTTTACTTCCTGGGTCAAATGACAAACATTGACACCTGCCCAAAACATAAAATGTTCTCGCATAAATTATATATTATAGTCAGAATGACTCCAGTTCGCCACTTGGCCAAGATTACCATGAACCGCATTATTGCGTCTTCAGGGGAAAGTTGCAAGCTTCATCGGCTTTACAAGATTTCATTCCCAACAGGTCAAAAATACATCGGGCAGACCAAGAAGATGCCGGAGGAGCGATTCAAGGAACATATGCGCGCGTCATCAAAGTGCTATTTGATCAAGTCTGCTCTGGAGATAAACAAAACTCCCCTGCTGACTACTCTTGCAGTTACAGGGGCTCATCAGATCGATACCCTAGAACGGGTGGCAATTGCCATTGAAGATAGTGTCTCAAGGCCAAATGGTCTGAACATCTGCGTTGGAGGTCCTGGGGTAAAACGCCCAGACTCAAAGTACTACAAGTTTCGTGATGATGTTGCGCTTGTCAAGAAGCTCATCGATGACAAGAAGTTTATTTCTTATGATATTTTGTTCATGCGTGGTGACATTTCGCTCACAGAAGACGAATTCAAGGCTGTCAACAAACTCACTTAGGAAAGTTTCCGCAAAAAAATATATTGTTTTATAAAGAATGTTTGAGCTACAATATTCAGTTATAGGAAATACATACATTCCAGAATGGGCCAAAAAGTTGTATCCTTCGTATGATGAAGATATGGAATCAAGTGTTATGATACCCGAGATGGCATTTACACCTATACAGTTATATAGAAGATTGGCATCCGGTGTAACAAAACCTCCTTTCTATACATCACTCTACAATGATGTTCTTTATGTGAACAAGCGCACTTTAAAACTTGTTCCTGCAACAGTCACTGGATACGTTGGTTTCACAAAAAAACTTACGCTTCAAATAGAAAATCCTTCTATTCAGGTCTCGGTAAATACACTAAACCTATCAGAGATACCTGCCATAAATTTCAAATCGGGTACAAAAGTATCTGTAATCGTAGGCAAGAGTACTACATCTGGAAAATACAACATAGTGGGTCTATATACACCTGCGCCAATATTAAGGACTAGAGTTACGACTGGAAAAGTGACAAAAATAGCTGGAAAAAAAATACAAGTGTCATACTCGGACCCATGGGACAAGCAGAAATATTCCAAAATGTTTGCAACACCAAGTGGGAAAATTATTGTGAATAGTCCTATCAAAGTCACTGTGAATAATATGGCACCGCGTATAGCAACTATTGGTCAAACTTTTTAATAATTTCCTCTAATTCGTCGATTCGTGTAATACATCTTTTCAAAGCACCAAACATAGCCATGGTTATTTGTGAGACGTCAACCAGTTTACAATCTGGCAAACCATGCATATATTCAGTGTGTACAGATTTTGGCATAATTTTTTCGAGGTCCTGAGCAATAAATCCAAGCTGTTTTCTGTCTCTTTGCTCAATATTTTCATTCCATGTAAATTTCTTAAGGTCTAATTCCCTCACGAGATTTTCACATGCAATAGTATTTGCAGACACAATATCGTGTTTCAAACGGCGATCAGAAGCCCCTAACCACCCGCCAGCGGTCTGTTTTATTGCAGTATCACTGCTTAGTAAGAGTCGACCACCAAGGTTCAGTGACAAGAAATGATTAGCATTGCACAATGCTACTTGTCCGCTCATAGCTGTCAACGAGGAGTTTCTGCCAAATAAAGAGGAATTGTTCAGCGAGGTGCCTTTCACGTCAAAACCTACAAATGTATTTCTGTTGCCAACTGAACCAGCTCCCGTGCCATTGCCAATGAACACATTCTGATCTCCTGAGGCAGAAAGACCTGCACCTTGTGCTATGCACACGTTATCATCTCCTGTACCAGCACCACAATTATAACCTATAACGATATTATTACTTCCAGTGGTAAGAGATAGAGCAGTATCACTGCCAATAATTGTATTTTTCTTACCAGTAGTAAGAAATGATGCTGAATTGGTCCCAATGATCGTGTTATCACTTGAATCTACAGTTGTTGCAGATGCGGAAAAAGATCC